TTTTTAAAAGGCTTGACAATTATATCCATTTAATTATTTCTCCAAAACTCCATTCCAGAATATTTATCTAAAATTTTATTAATTACTTTTATTTTTTGTTTACGTATTTTATCTGTTGTAATTGTATGTAAAGGACCACCATACACAGAGTCATCATATTCTAAATTATTTACTTTTAATTGTTTTAAATTTTTATAATAATGTTTTTTATAAAAAGGTATCTCTAAAAAATTATATATATCTTTTAAGTATTTTTTAGGATTAGATACTAAATCATTATACTCAAATATTTTATAATTTTTGTTGTTTACATTATTTAAAAGATATTTTATTTGATATAATCCTCTGTCAATAGGGTGGTGTTCTTTCATTAATATATGACATTTTTGTTCTATTTCGTCTCTCCATGTTTCACTTTTAATAAATTCATTAAAAGATTTATTAAGATAAAAATTAATATTATCATTAGCTAAATTTATAAAAGACATTAAGATTTCTGGAATATCTCTAACCAATACTATTATTTTAATATCATTGTCTAAATATTTATTTAACATTTCAAAATTATATTCAGTTCCCCAAGGACCCCTATCTATTATGTACTTAGTTTTCGAATACTTATAATAATTTTTAAAAACATTTTTATTAATATTGTCTAAAGATTTTTCATCAGGAAAATTTTGATATATATTTGTTTTTTTAATTTCTTCTACTCTATAAAATATCTCAGGAACAACACTGTCCCCTGTTGCTGTAATATCTGGATTTTGATTTAACAACGAAGATAACAGTGTATTACCTGATCTGGGTAAACCCGTAATAAAAAAATATTTTTTATTCATCAATTAACTTTTTTAATTTAATTTTTAGTTTTGTTATTTTAGACATAAAATGTTCATTTAATTTTTGTAAAGTTTCTATAACAAGATCTTGTTTTTCTATTCTTTCTTTTAATTCTTTGTTTATCATTACTTCAGAATTTTTTACACCTTTCATCTCTGATAAACTGTCTTCTAATTCTTTTTTTTCTTTTTCTAGTTTTTCTATTTTTTGTTGGTTGGCATTTAAACCATAAGTTTCTGCTATTACTTTATGATCTGACATTATTTTTCCCCTTTTCTATGTGTGTTTAAAATTATTCCTTTAGCTAAATCTGAAGGTAAACCTAAATGACTTCTAGTATCATATAAATTATTTTTTTTAGGATCTTTATCTAAAAAATTATAATGAAAAAAAACTTGATAACAAACATCTCCATTAAATTTATTTCTCCAATGTTTTAAAAGATTGCCTTTGTATATAAGCATGTCTCCAGGCGACAAAATTATTTTATGTGTTTTAGATTTATCTTGCAAAAATATTGGCCACTCATCTCCCCCTAAATTTAAAGTTGTTGAAAACTCACAGCTGATTCTATCTATGTGTTTAGGTAATGTAGCTCCTTTTTCATATATTCTTAAATAAGAATATGTTGGAAATATTTCTTTTTTAATTTGTTTTTGTAAGGTGGGTATTAGCTCTACTAATAAAACCTCCATTAATATATCACCATAACAACAATAAACATCTTTTACTTGAGTATCTCCAAACTCTCCCCACTCTTTTGCATAAGGAGATATGTAATTAACTTTTTTAATGGTTTAACTCTGTGCCAAACAAAACTAGGAAATACAACTATAGATCCTTTAGTTTTTATTTCTCTACATCTTAATATTCTTTTCTTTTTTATATTGCCACAATCAAATTCTAAATCACCACCCTCATATTCTGATGAGTTACTTAATGAAACAGTTACAGATAGTTTTCTATTCTTATTATGTTTTTTAGCGTCATCTGGCATATTGTAAGGATTGTTCCAGCTATCTATATGCCAACCGTAGAATTGATTTTTTGAATATTTAGTAAATTGACAAGACTCTGTAAAGTCCCAATCGTAATTCCACCCTGCATTTTTGTTAGCCAACTTAATAAAAGGAATTATTTCTCTGTATATCCACCTATCATTTAACCAAACTATATTGGAGTTTCTTGTTTTTTTAAAATCTTTTACCTTATCTTCCTCTGCTCCTATTGTTCCTAAAATTGGTTTTTTTTCTAAACCACGTTTTATAACAGCATCACAGAATTTATCTGATACAGCTTTTTTAAAAAACCAATAATGATAATTTAGATTCATTTCTTAACAACTCCTAAATTAAACGATATAGATATTCTGTCTTTTTTATTTTTGTTAACTTGAACATAGTGTTCTAACCAACTAGGAAATATATATAACATGTTTTCTTTTGCATTTAAATAATTTAATGTTGTTGTTTCCGAACTAAGTTCATTCCAAAATTCATCTTTCCACTCATTTTCTGTATGGCTACAAGGATGTCGTAGTATAATGTTGCCACAATCTTTTGGTGTTTGCACATAAAAAACACCTGAAAAAAAAGAATTAGGGTGAACGTGAACAACATTATACCCACCCTTTGGGTTAATATTTATCCACATATT